CTTGCGGTGTTGATGAAATAATCGTAAATGATTGGGATTGCTTCGTAAGTGTCTGTGTAGGCCTTACAGGTGCCTAATAGGTTGCGGTAATGTTCATGAATGGGGTGGTCGCTCAGTTTGCAACTCCATCCACCTTTCATTAACACCCTGCCTATCTTCGGTCCTGCCAGGTAAGTCTGTTCGCTTGTGCTCTTCTCCACCACAGGGTAGAAGCGGTTACTGCAGAATGTTGGCTTGTCAACATCCGTATGGATAACCGTTTCAGGTGCCATGCCAATAAGCCGAAGTCTCTTCAAGCCCTCATCCACATCTGTACTACTAGACGTGAAAAGAAGACTATCATCCCCATGTACCCACAGTACCATAGGTCGGTCCAGATCAGGATTATAAGAGTACAGTTGCATCATAGCATTCAAGAAGGAGTTACCACACGAGCTATTATTATCTCCACTCTTGCGTGTTCCACTAACACGGTACCTTATTCCATCTGACCACTCACTGCTTCGCTTAGTGCACATTGAGCCCCTAGTGATGTAGTTGGCCTTAAGCGCATTGACTATTTCCATCGGCGCTCCACAACTCACATAATAGTCTAGTTCTAGTTCGAGCTTCTTGGTGTCAATACAACTGTCGTACTTAGAGAAGTCTGTCTCTACGATCACATACTGGTTGTTCGTCCAACTGGATATTTGTTCAATTGAACGTTTGTATAGGGCTCCTAACTCGACTGGGTTCATGCCTGTGGTGTAGACGACACGCAGCTTGGCATTCACCTTCCTCGAGTAGTTCTTCCATACTCCCGTATCAATTTGCCATAGTTTCTTCATGGCTCTTCCGAACGACTTTATCCAAGGACCTGTAATAGCAGTGTAGTGATTGTGTCTTCCAGATATTACTCTAGGCACTTTGTATGAGTCCGTCAGTAACTCTTTCTTGATGAAACTCTGCGTAGTTAGTGTTTCCCTATTCAAGTAGAGCTGACCACTCTCATAAGACTGTTCGAGTTTCTTGTACTCAGGCTTCAGTCTTTTGTTGCCTATGACATCAACC